GAGCTTGAGAACATGAACCGTATCTCGGTGGAGGAGGGCGGGGACTTGTATCTTATCAATGGTAATATGACGAAACTGGCCGATGCCGGTCTTTTCGCCAACAAGACAGTAAAGGAGGAGACCAAGTGAAGAAATTCTGGAACTGGGTACGCGATGAGGATACCGAGGAACGTACCCTTTATCTCAACGGGGTCATTTCGGAGGAAACCTGGTGGGGAGATGAAGTGACACCAAAGATGTTTAAAGATGAACTTACGGCGGGAATAGGGAATGTAACAGTATGGATTAATTCTCCCGGTGGTGACGTGTTCGCAGCAGCTCAGATTTATAACATGCTTATGGATTATAAAGGGCAAGTAACCGTAAAGATCGACGGAATGGCGGCTTCTGCAGCAAGCGTTATCGCCATGGCAGGAGGGGATGTGTATATGTCGCCCGTATCCATGTTGATGATCCATAACCCCTCAACCATTGCGATCGGTGATAGCGAGGAGATGCTCCGTGCCAAAGCCCTTCTGGATGAGGTAAAGGAAAGCATAATTAACGCTTATGAGTTAAAGTCCGGGCTTTCCCGCACGAAGCTTTCACATCTGATGGACGAGGAGACATGGATGAATGCCAACAAGGCCGTGGAACTTGGCTTTGCAGATAAAATCCTATTTTCGGAGGATGAGGAGCGCACTGCTATCGATAAGGAGGGATTGATCTTCTCCCGCATGATGGTCACTAACTCCCTGCTCCAAAAGATACCTAAGAAACAAAAACCAAAGACCGGAACACAACTGGAGTCGCTTTATAAGCGGCTCTCTTTAATTTCCCACTAAATTTAAGGAGGAGGACAACAACAATGAATGAGATACTTAAACTGCGCGAAAAGCGCGCAAAAGCATGGGACGTAGCAAAGGCGTTCCTCGATACGAAAAGGAACAGCGACGGACTTTTATCTGTGGAAGATACTGCCACCTATGACAAGATGGAATCGGATGTAGTAGCACTTGGTCACGAGATCGAGCGGTTGGAGCGCCAGGCAGTCATTGATGCAGAACTAAATAGTGCCACCAGCAAGCCCATCACCAATGCTCCGGCCAAGGGAGCTGAAGAAAAGATTGGTCGTGCGACCGCAGAGTACAGGAAGGCATTCTGGAACGCAATGCGTACCCGTGCAGGCGAAGGACTTGAACTGAACGTTAAAAACGCCCTACAAATCGGTACAGATACCGAGGGCGGCTATCTCGTACCTGACGAGTTTGAGCGTACCCTTGTAGAAGCTCTCGAGGATGAGAACATTTTTCGTACTCTGGCTAATGTCATCACAACCTCTTCCGGTGACCGGAAGATACCAGTGGTAGCCTCAAAGGGTACGGCAAGCTGGGTGGACGAGGAAGGCATTATCCCGGAGAGTGACGACAGCTTCGGTCAGGTGTCCATCGGCGCCTACAAACTGGCGACATTGATCAAAGTATCGGAGGAACTCTTAAATGACAGCGTGTTCAACCTTGAAGCTTACATCTCCAAAGAGTTCGCAAGGCGTATCGGCAACAAGGAAGAGGATGCATTCTTTACCGGTGATGGCGCAGGCAAGCCAACCGGCATCCTTGGAGCCACAGGCGGCGCCCAAATCGGTGTAACTGCTGCAAGTGCTACGGCACTCACAATTGACGAGGTGCTCGATCTGTTCTACTCGCTTAAGGCGCCTTATCGCAATAGGGCTGTATTCGTCATGAATGACGCCACAGTAAAGGCAATTCGTAAACTAAAGGACGGCCAGGGGCAGTACCTTTGGCAGCCCTCCCTGCAGGCGGGTACACCTGATACCATCTTAAACCGTCCTCTGCGCACCTCGGCTTATGTGCCTGTTTCGGCTGCATCTGCCAAGAGCATCGTCTTCGGTGATTTCAGTTATTACTGGGTTGCTGACCGCCAAGGCAGGGTATTCAAGCGCCTTAACGAGCTTTATGCAACTACGGGCCAGGTGGGCTTCCTTGCTACACAGCGCGTGGACGGAAAGCTGATCCTGCCGGAAGCCATTAAGGTTATTCAGCAGCACGCTTAAGGAGGGCAAAACTATGAGCTATAACTCTAAGAATTACATGCAACAAGGCGCTGAGAAGTGGGTAATCGGAGGAACTCTTGAAATACTTCCAGAAGCAACAGTAACCGGTCTGCCGGTTGCTGAAAACCAGACAATCAGTGTAGCCACAGATGTTGCAGGATTAGTCACTGATTTTAATGCCCTGCTTGCAAAACTGAAAGCTGCAGGGCTTATGGAAGCCGACTAAATGTGAGCGAATAGGAGGCAGACGGTATGGCATTAGCAGATAACCTTTTGCCAAGGGTCAAAGCAAATCTGATCCTGGCACATGATCAGGATGATGAACTTCTCATAAGCTACATTACTGCCGCTGTGAACTATGCGGAAAGCTACCAGCACGTTGTTACTGGGTGGTATGAAACTCATACGATACCGCCCACCACCGAGCAGGCTGTTATTATGCTGTCTGGCCATTTCTACGAAAGTAGAGATGGCTCGACGGCTGGTTTTTTTGCCGACAACGTGCAGGCGGGGCAGCAAGTCTGGAATACAATCAATATGCTTTTGAGGCTCAATCGGGAATGGAGTGTTTGATATGAGTTTCGGAAAGATGATTACACGAATAGATATTGTACAGATGGCAGCCGTGAAAGACAGCGAAGGATTTGCTACACAGAATGACACTATTCTTGCATCCATCAGAGCGTACAGAGAGGACCGGCACGGAAGCGAACGGTGGGCTAACCTAGCTGCATTTCAGGAAGCAAGCTCCCTTTTTCGGTTTCGGGCAATACCGGATCTTATAGTAACTGTTAAAATGACCATCGTCTGTGGAGATGAGCGATTTCGAATTATAAGCGCGGAGGATGTGCGCAGCAAAGGAATGTATGTGGAGGTTCTTACAAGTAAACTGGAACCGTCTGTGAGGTGATAAAAATGGCAAGGATGCAAGTTAAAATGCCGGAAGAGTTCCTATTAAGGGTATCAAGGCTTGAGGAACAGACGGATGTAATACTTCCGAAAGTGCTGGAAGCCGGAGGAAATATTGTCTTGGAGAAGGCCCAGAGTAATCTTCGCTCGGTGGTTGGAAGGGATACCAAATATCCGTCCGAGTCAACAGGAGAACTTGTTGGTGCAATGGGTCTGTCGCCAGCTAAGCTTGATAAGAATGGAAATTATAACGTAAAGATTGGTTTTGTAGAACCGCGTTCTGACGGCGGATCTAATGCAAAGATTGCCAGCATCCTTGAATACGGAAAACATGGTCAGCCTGCAAAGCCTTTTTTGGCTCCTGCAAAATCAGCTTCTCGACGTGCCTGTATGAATGCCATGACTTCAAAGCTTGAGGAGGAGATAGGAAGAATATGAGTATTCTGGAGGATTTGACAACCTTATTAAATGGTATTCCGATTTCTGTGGAAACTGGTGTATTCAGTGAAACGGCGCCTGAAGTGTATACAGTGCTCACTCCGATTGCAGATACCTTCGGATACCATGCAGATAACCGGCCGAAATACGATGTACAGGAAGCAAGGATTTCATTATTTTCAAAAACAAATTACAGGCAGATGAAAAACCGAATTTTGAACGAACTGATTGACCTAGGATTTACCGTAACTGACCGCCGTTATCTAGGGCATGAGGATGACACGGGATATCACCATTACGCCATGGATGTGGCGAAGCATTACGGATTGGAGGAATAACACTATGGCAACTATTGGCCTGGATAAATTATACTATGCAGCAATTACGGAGGATACAGACGGTGAGGAAACTTATGGAACACCTGCGATTTTGGCGAAAGCAATCAGTGCAGAAATGTCGGTCGAACTGACGGAAGCAATATTATATGCAGATGATGGTGCCGCTGAGATAGTGAAGGATTTTAACAACGGTACGCTGACACTCGGGGTGGACGACATTGGAGCTTCCATTGCGGCAGCTTTGACAGGAGCAACCACGGATGACAATGGTGTACTTATTTGTGCCAGTGAGAGTACAGGAGCACTTGTGGCTGTGGGATTTCGGGCATTAAAAGCAAACGGATATTATCGCTATTTCTGGCTGTACCGAGTAAAATTTGGTTTGCCGGCAACCAACCTTCAGACAAAGGGTGAATCAATCACCTTTTCTACTCCCACCATAGAAGGAACAATTATGCGGAGAAACAAGCTGGATGGCAATGGTAAACACCCATGGAAAGCAGAGGTTACCGAGGGAGATGCAGGAGTACCGGCATCTGTTTTCACCGGGTGGTATACACAGGTTTATGAACCAGTATATACACCGACACCTTGATAGGAGGCTAACATTATGGATTTAGAAAGAAGTGCTGAAATCAAAATTAGCGGTGAAAGCTACGTGCTCACACTGACCACCCGTGCCACGAAGGAAATCGCGAGGCGCTATGGCGGTTTGGAGAACCTGGGCGAAAAATTACTGAAAGCAGAGAACTTTGAACTCGCACTGGATGAGATTGTATGGCTGATTACACTACTTGTGAACCAGGCTATCCTGGTATACAACCTGAAACACAAAGATTCTCCCAAGGAACTTTTGTCGGAGGAGGAAGTGGAACTGTTAACCTCGCCATTGGAGCTTTCCAGCTATAAGGAGGCAATTACGGAAGCAATGTTTAAAGGAACAAGGCGAAATATAGTGAGCGAGGATGAAGAAGGAAAAAAGGCATAAACCGGGTGAGCGATGAGGAATTGTTTACCCGGTTTTATTATTACGGTACTGTACAGATGGGCATGGAGTCAGATGGGTTTTGGCTCCTGCCTGTTGGTTTGTTTTTAGATCTTTGGACCTGCCACAAGCAGTTCTTAGGGATTGAGAAACCAAAAAGAATACGGACGATAGACGACATCATTCCGCTTGACATATAAAATATTCCGGAGAAAGGAGGAGGCATCATGGCTGACAATTTTGGATTAAAGATCGGGGTCGAGGGAGAAAAGGAATTTAAGAATGCCTTAAGGGATATCAACCAGACCTTTAAGGTCCTGGGCAGCGAGATGAACCTTGTGGCATCCCAGTTTGACAAAAATGATAAAAGCATTCAAGCACTGTCTGCCAGGAACGAAATCTTAAACAAAGAGTTAGACACTCAGAAAAATAAGATTGAGACACTCCGCATAGCCTTACAAAATGCCTCCGACTCCTTTGGTGAAAATGATAAGCGTACCCAGTCCTGGGCAATCCAGTTAAATAATGCACAGGCAGAACTAAATGGCATGGAACGGGAACAGAATTAAATGATGCAGAGAAGCAGGCGGATCAGTTTGGAAATGAACTGAATGACACAGGCAATGATGCTGACAATGCCGGAAGCAAGTTCGAAAAACTCGGAGGAGTTCTAAAAGGAATCGGAGTGGCTATGGGAACAGCCTTTGTGGCAATCGGCACAGCGGCGGTAGGAGCAGCAAAATCCTTAACCGATATGACCGTAGGGGCTTCCCAGTATGCCGATGATATACTTACCATGTCAACGGTCACCGGCATGAGCACCGATAGCCTTCAGGCCTATAAGTATGCTGCGGAGCTGGTGGATACATCTCTTGAAACATTGACCGGAAGCATGGCAAGAAACGTGCGCTCCATGACTTCCGCCAGAGATGGTACCGGAACGACGGCTGATTCTTACAAGGCACTAGGCATTTCTGTTACCGATGCAAATGGTAACTTAAGGGATTCGGAAACCGTTTACTGGGAAGCCATCGATGCACTGAAGAATGTATCGAATGAAACAGAGCGGGATTCCATTGCAATGCAGCTGTTCGGCAAAAGCGCTCAGGAATTGAACCCTCTCATAGAGCAGGGGTCGGAGGGCATCGCAAAACTTGCAGAAGAAGCAGGGAATATGGGAGCAGTCATGAGTGAAGAATCCCTGGAGTCTTTGGCTAAGTTTGATGATTCCATGCAGCGACTCTCCTCCGGCAGCGAGGCTGCAAAAAATGCCCTAGGTATGGTGCTCCTGCCACAGTTACAGGAGATGGCTGACGGAGGCGTCGATCTCCTGGGAGAATTCACGAAGGGTTTGAACGATGCTGGCGGCGACTGGACGAAAATCAGCGAAGTAATTGGCGATACGGTAGGGAGTCTTGTGGACATGATACTGGAGCAGTTGCCAGAGCTCATACAATTGGGGCTTGACATCGTGTCTTCGGTCGGTGGGGCGATATTATCTAACCTTCCGATGCTTGTTGATACCGCATCGCAGATTATCATGACGCTTCTTGGAGGACTGATTGAAGCACTACCCGGAATTACCGCTGGTGCCTTGCAGCTTGTGCTGGCTTTGGTGAATGGCATTATTGCAAACCTACCGGCGCTTGTGGAAGCTGCACTTCAGATGATAGCAACATTAGTCACTGGCATTGGCGAAGCTCTGCCACAGCTTATTCCAGCTATTGTGCAGGCTGTGGTTATGATAGTGACGACATTGGTGGAGAACCTACCTTTGCTACTGGATGCGGCCCTTCAGCTGATTCTTGGGCTGGCACAAGGGCTTATTGATGCGATACCCCAATTGGTGGAGGCACTGCCAGCGATCATCACCGCTATTTTGGACTTCATTATAAGTGCCATACCGGATATCATCGATGCGGGAATCAAACTGCTGGTTTCGTTGGTGGAAGCACTGCCGGATATTATCGCAAGCATAGTAGCAGTGTTGCCACAGATTATAACAGCTATCATAAATGCCATCATAAAGTCGATACCGCTATTAATTCAGGCTGGCATCGACCTTCTGGTATCTCTTATCCAGGCTCTGCCACAGATAATCACAGCAATCGTAGCAGCAATCCCACAAATTGTGGAAGGCCTTGTTACAGCCATCCTTGATAATCTTCCGGAAATTATCGAGGCAGGAATAGATCTGTTCATTGCCCTTGTGGAGGCGCTGCCGACAATCATTACGGAAGTGGTCAAAGCCGTACCCTTGATCATCGAGGCTCTAGTCGGTGCCTTTACGGATAACATGGGAGAGATGAGTGATATAGGGAAAGAGTTGATTGAAGGTTTATGGAAGGGTATCTCTGACGTGGCTGATTGGCTTTGGAACAAAGTCTCTGGATTCTTTGATACACTCACCGGAAAGATTAAGGATTTCTTTGGCATTAACTCGCCCTCCACACTGTTTTCAGGCTTTGGATTTAACATGGGTGAAGGTATCGGTGTCGGTTTTAAAGATGCCATGCAGACCGTTACTAATGATATGAAAAAAGCGATTCCAACGGAGTTTGATGTGGATGCAGGCTTAAGAGCTAACGGTGCTTTAAGCAGGCGGACGGGTTCACTTTCAGGGGTCGGGGGCACCACGATCAACCAGAACCTCTCTGTAGTGGCACCAAAAGCTCTCTCGGAAAAGGAACTGGCGAGGGAGTTTAAGAACCTGTCACAGAAGCTGGCAATGTCATATTAAGGAGGAGAACCCTTGGAGATAACGTATATCAATTCAGGCGGTGAAAGCATTACGATAAGGCAGGTTAAGCCGTATTTCTTAGAAAAGCTGGACGGTACGGGAAGTATCCGCAATACAGTCAATACCTTTAAAGCGCCGGAACAGGACGGTGCTTTTTATGTGTCCTCAACCCTTGATATGCGAAACATCACATTGGAAGGTACGATTGTTGCGGCTACACCGGATGAAGCCTATGAGCTTCGTAAAAATTTCCTGCGCTTTTTCAGTCCAAAGAAATCGGGGGTTTTAAAATACCGTGGGAGACAGATTCCCTGTGTGGTGGAGGAAGTAGCTTTGACGGTTTCCATAAGGGAGAGAATACCAAAGTTCTTTTTAAGCCTACTCTGCCCATCTCCTTTTTTTGAAACGTTGGATGAAGTGCGGCAGGAGCTTGCTTCCTGGGAAGCTCTGCTGGAATTTGCCCTAGAGATACCGGAGGAAGGTATCGAGTTCGGGTTAAGACAGCCAAGTCAGATTATTGCGGTGGATAATATTGGAGATGTACCATGCGGCTGCGAGATTGTATTCAGGGCAACTGGATCCGTTACCAATCCGGAGCTTTTGCATTTGGATACCGGAGAGTATGTAAAAATTCTCACCACAATGAGCTCAGGAGATGAATTTCACATATATACACACTTTGCCGGGAAAAGGGTGATAAGCATCAGCGGCACTACGGAGAGTAATGCCTTTTACCTATTGGATACCGATTCAGATTTCTTTCAGCTTGCACCGGGCATAAATAACCTTCGCTATGATGCATCAAACAATTTGGAACTGCTGGACGTAAGTATCTATTACCGTCCCCAGTTTCTGGGGGTATAACCTATGGAGCTATATGTATTTAATCAGAACCGTGCCCTGATAGGGGTTGTGGAATCCTTTGAGTATCTTAGGTGGACCAGACGGTACTCACAGTGCGGCTCCTTTGAGCTAAAGGCAAATGCCTCGTCGGAGAATTCCGCACTGCTTCAGGAAGGTAATTATATCTGGAAAAACGACGATGAGGAAGCAGGGTTAATTGAGTACCTGCAGCTATCACAGACAGACAGCGAGAGCATTACCGTTAGCGGAAGGTTTGCTACCGCACTCCTCGGGCGGCGAATTATCTGGAATACGGAAACCCTTAACGACGACTTCGCAGCCTGCATCGGGCAGCTAATAAACCATAATGTTATATCGCCAACAGACTCGGAACGTCAAATTTCAAATTTAAGCTTTACATCTCCATACATTAGCATCACCGTAAAACAACAGGTGTCTTACAACAATCTGTTGGATGAAATACAGGAGCTCTGTGAAGCTGCATCCATTGGCATAAAAACTGTGTTCCAGCCAGAGACGGGTCATCTTACGATCACACTGTACCTCGGAGCACCTTCCCAGGCTGTATTTTCAAAGGAATATGAGAACCTGCTAGACCAGACCTTCACCAAAAATACAGTGAATTATGCCAATACCGCCAAGATTGGTGGGGAAGGAGAAGGTGAGAGTAACCGTGTCTTTGCCTATGTCACGAACGGAACGGGGGAGAGTCGTAGGGAGGCTTTTGTGGATGCAAAAGACCTTCGAATGGCTGATTTTCCTTCCGATTATACGGAGGCTTTAACCTTCCGTGGGCAGACGAGGCTTGCAGAGCTAGCCACTGCACAGTCCTTTGATGTTACCGTGAATAACCACGGGAATTTAACTTATAAAACGGATTATGATCTTGGTCAGACGGTTCAGGTCATCTCGAAAAAGTGGGGAGTGTCCATGACTGCCCGCATTGTGGAGGTGGATGAGAGCTACGATGCAACCGGTCAGAGCATTCGCGTTACCTTTGGTAAAGCAGAGCTTACAATTGCTCAAAAGATCAAATCGGATTTCAGCCAGGTTCAGACGGCTCTTGGTGCTCCGGCAGGGATTACAGAAATGTTGGCGGATGAAAACAACTGGGCTGACTTGCAGAGATTTAATGGGGGAGTCATGATAAGCTCCGCAAAGCTGGCTGTGAATACTTCTACTGCCGGAGGAAATGACCCTACTCTGGCAAAATACTTTCACGTGGCCAGGGTGGTTATCAACGGTTCCTACAACCGTATTTCATTTAAGTTTGATTACTTCGGCACTGGCACCACACCAAAAACTGGTACGGTAGAGGGATATGTTTATTCTACGTCGTCCTTTGCAACGATGTCCATCCAGTCCTTCGTGCAGGCATATACAAGGGATAAAAGCCCGTTTTTATCGACAGATATTAAGGTTGTAAAGTCCGCAAGTTCAACACGGACAATATGGGATATCTATGTTTGGCTGTCGGATTACGGTACCGCATATTTAAACGGGCTGTATGCATTAATTGAATCTGGGAACCTGATTGCTGATCCTGACAATGGCGCACTGTTGCTTATAGCGAACCTTCCTGCGGTATCCGGAACCTTCACGTATGGCGGTCAGACCTTCACGGTATCGGCGGTCGACAACGGAGTGGTAAAGACTGCCACTTTCAGTGAGGACGGTGTTTTCTATAAGTTACAGCTGCCAAACCGTGATGTCAGCCTTACATCAACGGACAATCCTATACAGATTGGTGCGTCCTCTAGTGTGAACTTGGTTTTTGACGATGACGAGATGCAGACCCGTAATAACAGTTTGGCTTCTCCAATGTATTTGAACAGAGAGGGCGGACCCGTATGCATAAACGGTGACAGTACCACGGGTATCGTTTATGGCGGTGATACCGGATGGCAGTTTGTGCAGGATGCGGACTTTCAGAACAGTTTTACCGTGTATACCGGTGCTACGGCGCAGAGACCCAGATACCGAAGAGTCGGGCGAACAGTAAACTTATTCGGTGCATGTTCCCCGCCTGTAGGGTCAACCATCAATTCCGCTTCGGCAACAACCATGTTCACACTGCCTGAAGGATTTCGCCCTGCCTATGATTTTCGTACCCAATGTCAGGGCTCAAGTGTATATAAATGGCTGTTTGTGGTAGGGCAAAACGGACAATGCTCGGCAGCGCGGTATGGCACAAATACTTACGCAGCAAGTATCACCGGAGATGAATGGCTTCCATTTAGCGTATGCTTTTTAGTGGATCCAAGCTGATAAAAAAGACAATTAATGAAAGGTGGTATTGGGGATGGAAAAGAGCGGATTTTTCAATTCATCCACTGGCGACAGGATTTATGACGCCGCTGACTTTGCCGCATATTTTGGAAGCCTAGTTTCTAACGGCGTATTTTATGCAGATTCCGTGGATCTGCAGGTGACGCCTGGAACAGGAATGACAGTCAGTATTGCGGCAGGAAGTGCATGGATCAACGGTTACCGTTATGAAAACACAGACGCACTGAACAAGACACTGGCAACCGCGAACGGCTCCTATCCAAGAATTGACCGAATAGTAATCCGGTGGAGCCTTCTTGATCGGAGTATCATAGCAGCGGTACTGACAGGGACAGCGGCAGCTACGCCGACTGCTCCATCACTGACACGCAGCACTGATGTCTATGAGCTGTGTATTGCAGAGATTCTCGTTCCTCAGGCAGCCACTTCAGTAACAGCGGGTAATATAACCGATACGAGACTGGATTCTTCCCTCTGTGGGACAGTAAATTCGCTGGTGACAGCGGTGTATGAGTGAGGTGAATTTATATGGCAGATTATCAGGCTACGAATGCATGCTGCTGGCGTGACGGGGACTATATTCCTTCCATAACGGAAGATATCAGACAGGGTGTTTACGGTGAGCTGGGTGAGTGCGTAGGTGTCATGATTTTTAATCTTACATCGATTAGAAATCAATATGAGGATTATTATCCGACAAGTGTATCTCTTGCCCTAACACGTACAGGCTCCGGTGCCTGGGGCAGTGACCGTACGATGACATTGTATGCCGGGAACCAGACAGGTATTCCGGCGGTGAGCTCATCAACGAATGTAGCGGCTGCGCGTCCTACAAAAATAACCTCTGGATATAACTATACCGTATCGGCAGGGCTGGGAGATAAAACTTTTAACATAGCAACTGCGCTGATTGACTCCATCGGAAGCAGTGCAAGCAATTGTCTTTTTATTGATGCCGGTTCCAGTACGACGCACTATATGTCCTTTAAAGGAAGAAATGACCTGACGAAGATTGTTCTTACCATCAACTGGGCAAGTCGTACGACAACAGCAGGTGCACCGACTTCCTGTTCGGTAAGCAGTAGCATTGCTGAAGGGAATGTAACCTTGGCATGGAGTGGTGCAAAAGCAGGTACAAACAACGCAATAACCTCTTATGAAATTCAGTACAGTGACTCTACAGACAATTCCACCTGGGGAAGCTGGACGGCGTTAACCACCGTGACCACATCCGCTACCAGCGGAAGCCTATCGGTTTCGCCTCCCGCTATTAGAGGCAATTTTCGCAGGTTTCGCATCCGCACCTGTGGTACTGCGGGTAGTTCGTATTATTCCGCGTGGAAGGTATCTACAAACTCGGTCCGGAAGAACATCCTCCCTTTCGCTCCAAGTACGGTAGCCGCTTCGCCGGAAATATACAGCAGTGAAACAATCACGCTTACCTGGTCCGGTGCAACGGGAGGAACCAGTGCGATTAAGGGGTACCGGATTTCAAGTCGAACCTCTACCGATAACAGTACCTGGAACAGCTGGACAGAACTAGCAACACTTAATTTGAGTGCCAGCAGCGGCAGTTATAATCCGACAGTCTCAAATATATCGGGAACTTATACACAGTTTGGCATCTGGACGATTGATACACTGAATGCTTACTCTGTGGAAAAAGTCAGTAACAGCATTTACTGTAACATTACGGCCTGCACCGAACCATCGGCATTTGCTCTAAGCGCCACGATTGCGGAAGGGAATTTAATGTTGTCCTGGAGCGGTGCGGCTGCTGGTGCCGGTAATGCGATTACGGGTTATGAGATACAATACAGCGATTCCATTGATAACAGCACCTGGGGTGCATGGACAGCGCTTACTACAGTTTCATCTTCTTTGATAGATGGTAGCCTGAGCGTATCACCGCCATCCACGAGGGGAGATTACCGAAGATATCAGATTCGTACATTAGGAACGGCAGGAAGCATTTATTTTTCTGGATGGAGGGTTTCATCAAATACGGTCCGTAAGAATATCCTACCAACGCCACCGACCAGTCTGTCTGCATCTCCGGCTTTGTACGAGACACAGTCTGTATCGATAACTTGGAGTGGGGCTGTAGTGGGTACCAGTCCCATCAAGCAGTACCTACTTCAACGCAGCACATCGATCATGGATAACCCGCCATGGTCTTCTTATGAAACACTTGTAATCATTGTATCCAGTGAGACTTACGGAAGCTATACAGCGGAAGCTTCCCAGACTCCTGGAACAGCAACAAGGTACCGTATCAGTGTTACAGATACGTTGGATGCGGTTTCTGCATATGTGGTCAGTAACACAGTCAAGAAGAACAGCCCGCCTACAGCACCGGTTATCAGCAGTCCAGTGCCCGGACGATCTATCTATAACACAACACCGCGCTTCATGATAACAACTGGTGTGGAGGCGGATGGACAGACACAGATTGTAGAAGTAAAAATTGACTCAGGTGAATGGCATAACAGTGTGGATGATCCCGAGCTTTTCTCCACCAGTGGATATCTCGGTGACGGTGCCAAAACTGAGTATCAAGCGTCGACTTTGGCTGTAGGGAGCCATACCGTGACCTTCCGATGTTTGGATAGCGATTTAGAGTCTCTGAGTTCAGAGGTTATCAGGACATTCATCATTCTAGATTCACCTTTTGAGATGATTACAGCTAATGTAACTCGTGTTAAGGCGGCACATATTTTGGCATTCCGGACAGCGGTCAATATCATCCGTCAATATTATGGTATGGCAACCGTGTCATGGGACGATGAAATCACCGCAGCAAAGACTACCATAAGAGACTGGCCATATCACATCATTGAGGTGCGCGCTGCACTCGAGCCGGTTATCACGATGATAAACGGCTTTGATAGCCCATCAATTTTTGAAATACCGTCAGTGACGTGGCTACCTATTGGTACAGGCAGGCCGAAAGCAGATGTGATGCAACAACTCCAGGATTTGATCATAATGCTGTAAGGCCAGACATAATTTTAGCGCTCTCGCTTATGTGGGGGCGCTTTTCTGTAAACAAATTTGAGATTGGAGGTTTGATTATGAAAGTGATATGGAACTGGATACAGACGGCTCTAGCGGCAATCGGTGCATTTATGGGGTTGTTTCTTGGAGGCTTGGATGGATTTCTCTATGCGCTCATTGCTTTTGTTGTGATTGATTATGTAACAGGTGTGCTTTGTGCCATTATCGATAAAAATCTGTGCAGCAAAATCGGAGCCAAAGGCATCTTTAAAAAGATACTCATTTTCGCATTGGTAGGCGTAGGGCACATACTCGACACTTATATCTTAGGCTTTGCAGGTAATTCGGATGGCAGTGTTCTTCGCACGGCGGTGATCTTCTTTTACCTGAGTAATGAGGGTATTTCTATTCTTGAAAACGCAGCTCATATCGGCCTGCCTATACCGGAAAAGCTTAAGAATATACTGAAACAGCTGCATGAACGGGATAGTAATGGACCATCTTCACCGGAGGGATGATTATGATTGATTTAACGAAAGCAGCAACAGTCTTCATTGGGCGACGGGGTGAGCACAATTATCGTAACATTGAGTTTGATGTATCAAGCTTATTGGAAGACATATATCCGTCAGCCGCCCTGACTGCAATATATAAAAGACCCGATGGTATTGCCTATCCTGTAGTCACGAACTACAACACCGGAGTTTTGACATGGTCACCAAGTGCGACAGACACATTGGTTGTCGGAGTCGGCCGGCTGGAGATCAGGGTTACTTACGGGGAAGTAGTCGGAAAAAGTGCTCGGATATTCACCATCGTTGAAGAAGCTCTTGCTGATGGTATAGTTACGCCACCGGAACCTCCCGCGCAGGAGTGGTTGAACCGGGTGCTGTCAGCCTTAGCCGCTCTCGATGTAAATGATGTATATAGTCTGTTAACTCTCACCTATAATTTGTTAAATGATAATTATGATTTACTGAACACCACTCATGATCTGGTCAATGATACTAGTAATATGCTGTCCATGCGGACTGCGATTTTACTTAACCATTTGCATCCGGTTGAAACCGCGACCGCGCCGGATATGGCAAGCCGAAGAGCGTCCATCACATTCACTAATATAGTGAATGGTAACAATGTAATACTTGCTACTGTGACATATACATTTGTTACTTCTTTAGGAAGTACGGCTGTAAACAATGTGCAGGTGCTGATACAAGGCACGCTCCGCGGAACAGTACAGAAACTTGCCGAAGCTATAAGAGGTATTCAGGACGAAACGAATATTTCATATGGGATAGGAACAGATCCGAATCCGGCCTGTACAGCCTACTGGACTAGCCAAAGATTCTCCATCGGTGATATAACCATTGCTTCGGGAGAGAGCCTGTTTTTACTGGAGAGAGCGGAAAATGTGACAACCGCATTGGCTTTCACATCTACCGCAACGGCAACAATCAGTGCATTCACCAGAGCAAGCTACCTGAGATATATCATGTCGGGTAATGCTTCCGGCACAGGCGGTGTCAACAGCATCCGTGGTCCTATGCAAACGGTATTGCCCATCGACAGCGTGACTATAGGCGGACAAGGCGAACAGCTTTATCCAGCGACTTATGACTGCCACTTGTTAACCCTTTGCCGACAATCGGATACGAGTGAGAAGGAACTGGACTTATATATCTCCAACGACGAAGAAACTTTCATCAGAATCTCTCGAAGTACACCTGTCGGGGCGGACGGCACTTCCGTATCTCTGCATATTCATATAGAATTGCGGCAGAGTAGAATACCCGCCGGTTACGGATTGTATATCCGTATGGGAAGCAACGATACAACAGTAAGTGCCTATTGCGATCTAAAGTTTACTTACCATCTGTATCCTGTTGCTCTTGCGACAACTATTCCATTTGAAGTGTGAGGTGATCACAATGAAATTATATGAGCTGATACTTACTAACAACGCTTGCTTTAAAGCTGGTAGAATAATTACACCAAAGGGTATCATGGTACATTCCACAGGTGCTAATAATCCATTCCTTTACCGCTACGTAGGCCCAGATGACGGGAGGTTGGGTGCGAATCCTTCCGGAAATCACTGGAACCAGGATAAACCCGGAGGCCGTAAGGTCTGCGTTCACGCCTTTATCGGCAGGCTGTATGATGGTACCATTGCAACTTACCAGACCCTGCCCTGGAACTATCGCGGTTGGCACTGCGGAAGAGGTATGAAAGGTTCCGGTAACGATACTCATATTGGTTTTGAAATCTGTGAGGATGCGCTAGACAATGCCACATACTTCCGTAAGGTTTTTAACGAGGCAGTGGAGCTTGGCGTGTATCTCTGCAAGGCATATGGTCTGACTGAGGAAAATATTATCTGTCACAGCGAGGGGCAAAAACTGGGTATTGCAAGTAACCATGCGGATGTAATGCACTGGTTTCCACGGTATGGTGAGAGTATGGATTCCTTCCGAGCTTCGGTCAGAGCAGGACTTAAGGCAGAAGAAGAGAAGAATGAAACGGGAGAGGGTGGGAAGAAATATTTCCGTGTTCAGGTCGGCACATTTTCTACAAAGAGCAGTGCGGAAACGACGAAAAAGAAATTGAAATCGGCTGGTTTTGACGGATATATCAGATATGATTAAATGGTAATAAACTCCACAGTGGCGGTAAAGCCCATGAATTTTACCGCACTGTGGGGTATTCACTTAATACGTATGAAAGTATTTTTATTCTATTTTAGGTGCATAATTAATAAAATCAATAATTCTAAATGCTTTACGCACAGCAGTATGAGCAGCGACCAAACTAGGTGATGTTATAATCGCAAGAAGTCCTTGCGTATCTTCAAGTTCAGAGGCAGACTCACACAATGTTCGAGCCCAATATAAGCGACCACTGTCAGTTCGAAAATTATAAGTATTTTCTGCAAGTTTTACTAACATAGAGCCTATATGTAAATCTTCTGCTATAACCTTCAATAAATCTTCCATTGCATCTTCACATAATTCTTTTTCGCTATTAGCATATTTCTTTGCTAAATTGACAAGATTTTTTCTTCTTTTATCTATCAATTCATATTCCGAAAGCATAGAACTTACTTGTTTATCATGCTTGGACAGTGGGAGATCTTTTTTTAGAGCTTCTAGGCCAATCTTGAATTCTTTAATTCCATTTAGCATTGATTTACCGGCACATTTTGCTGCCCTATTAATATAACTTTCTAATTGCCCTAAATCAGATGTTTTTCGAACAAAATACCAATATGGACCTAATGTACCTGTATATTTTAAACTCGCCGCAATCAGTGGCCATGTTTCAGCAGCCGTTAATAGCTCATTTTCATCAGCTGTTATATTTAGCACATGATATTGAAATGAAAACATTTCATAAACTGACTCAATCGGCGGAGGATCAAACTGTTTTTGCTCCAATCTACCATTAGCTGTTCCGATATCTGCGTAAAGACGATCCTTTATATCAGAGAAGGATTTTTTTAGATATTGAGGTTCTATGGGTATAGCATATGGAGAGCCCTTTTGAACAGTTACTGGTATACCGGCTTTGGATTTTGCAACTTTTATGAGTGACCCATACTTTGAATTTTCTAAGGTATCCAATAAGAATGATATATCATTACTTTGAGGTGCTATTACAGCACGTTCAATTGAAGAAAGCCATTCTGGTTCGTTAACAGGTAGTTCTGGAATTACTAAATATATTGAAGCTAAAGCATTAGCTTTTTCAAGAGGAGATGTTGATTGTTCAAGTTTCTTAATTAAATCATCAACTATAAGCTCATAACTTTTGGTTATTTCAATAGGTCGAGGTAGGGTTTCTATATAAGATTTAATTCTTGAGGATTCTCCTAATAACATTATAAATTTAATAACATCATTAACACAAGCAATACAAACATCTCTGGAAGGACCTCGCCCTGCATGCAATCCTCCAGCTCGTAATTTTGCTAGAAGCTTAAATTTGGTGGAGATTTCTATAATATTTGAAATGTGTTGCGCTGGATTATCAAGTCCTTGCGTTAAAAATACCATTTTAGGAACTTTAGATGAAATGAGCTTTTTAAAATCATCAGCAATATGAGAACCTGTTTTATAAAAACCGGATGGTAACCTTAATGCTTCTTCACCGTTAGCTTGAACAATAATCGAACTCATTGCAAGTTCAGCTGATACACCCGCTAGACCTATT